AGAATATTCGTGATAGCTATGAAAAAGGTATTGCTTATAAACCGGTTTTCACTGCTCATCTCAAAGATGAATCCGTTTCAGCTAAGAAAGCTGAATTGGGTAAAACACGGGTTTTCTGTGGTGCTCCTTTTGATTGGTCTGTTGTTGTACGTGAATTATTTCTTGGTCATGTGCGTCTTATCCAGAATTTCAAATTTGTATTTGAGTGTGGTGTGGGCACAGTAGCTCCCTCTATTGAGTGGACCGCCATGTATGAGCATATAACCAAGTATGGTGAGGACCGTATTGTTGCAGGAGATTATAAGGCTTATGACAAAAGAATGAGTCCTGGGATCATTTCGGAGGCCTTTCGAGTATTGATAGAATTAGCTAAGGAGAGTGGTAATTTTAGCGATACTGAATTGACTTCTATGATGTGTGTTGCTCAAGATACAGCTTATCCTCTAGTTGATTTTAATGGTGATTTAGTTACTTTTTGGGGTTCTAACCCTTCGGGTCATCCTTTAACTGTTATTATTAACTCCATTGTTAATTCTTTATATATGCGTTATGCCTTTATGGAGTGTGGGAATAATGTTGCTGATTTCGCTAACAACGTTTCTCTCATGACATACGGTGATGACAATATTATGTCTGTATCAGAATTCTGTCTATCCTTTAATCACTCTACTATTCAGATGTGTTTGGAGGAACTTGATGTTGTTTATACTATGGCTGATAAAGAGGCTGTGTCCGTACCTTATATTCATATAAGTGAGGCCAGTTTCCTTAAACGTACGTGGTTGTGGAATGATAAAGAATCCGTATATACTGCCCCATTGGATGAGAGTAGTATTGAGAAGATGTTGTGTGTATTCGTGAGGTCAAAAACCATTACGGCCAAAGAACAGATTAGTGAGATTATTAAGTGTGCCCAGAGGGAGTGGTGGCACTATGGTGAAGTCGTCTTTAACGAGAAGACGCAAATGTTGCAGGAAGTTATTAAGGAGTGTGATTTGGAGTCATACTTTGTTGATATCCCTCTACGAACTTATGAATACTTATGGGAGCAATTCCGTGAGTGTTCACTTAAAACCAGTTCTGCCTTGTAGGAAGACTGGCGGCTTTTTAGTATGTCGTAACCAAAACTATACTGTATTTGTAATTTACGTGTTTTTAATTTCTTTTTTGTAATTTATGTGTTTGAAAATAGCGGAAAAATATAGTTTTGTACCTTGGGCGATCCCCAGAATATTTATTTAGATAGTGGTTGGTCACCACAAAGAAAATTATGACTTGAAAGGATATAAGTAAGCCCTTTCATTTGTTTTATTACTTAGTCAAAATGAAAATAATAATGCTGGCACCGGGCAAACCGATGCAGCTTGCGCCTTTACGGAGAGCGCAGCAAGTACTTCTACGAAAGTACAACAAATGGC